CCCCGCGTTGAGAAAATCCTTTCGGATTTGAGCAATCAATACTCTTTTTATATTTATTAGACCAATCTTCTTGGAATTGTTTAAATGTTTTCATCTGATGTTTGCTGTTTTAATAATTTAGCTAATTCTGCGGTTGAACCCACAAAAAGAGCATTATTAACTGTTGTTGGTCCTTTAGTTTTTTCTTCTTCAACGTCTTTTAACGTTTTCTGTAGAGATAATAGTTTTTCTGCAATTTCTCCAGTATTTTTAATAAGTTGTCCCGCAACCTCATATGCTCTAGGCATTTCACTTTCTTGAGCCAATTCAAGAATTCCATTAATTGCTTCTTGACCTTTTTCTATGAGGGAGTATAAATTACCTCTAGCATATTCATAATCTTTTTGAACATCTGTTGATACTGATTCAACTTTTAGAGTATCTAATGCTTCTTTTGTCTTATCTATTTCTGTAGAAACGATTTCTCCAGAAACATTGAATGCATCGTTTAAATCGTCAAACTTTTTTGTCATTTTCATATTTTAAACAGATCCACTAAATCCAAAATCATCCCCAACCTCAACTAGAGCATTATCGGAACTTGTAATAGATTTTACCGCAGTTCCAGATACGTGTTCTGTCACTGGTGTATCATCAGATCCTCTTAAAACTGTTAGTTGATTGCCTGCAATTGACTTAACGTACATTTCTTCACTATCGATGACAATATAAGTTTCTGCCGTAATTTGAGATGCATCAACAACTGAAAATACATACTTGGTAAGATTTAAATCCTCTGATAAAGTTGCTATTGTTTGTCCAGTATAATTTTTTATAGCTCTAAGTTCTGCGGTGTAAATAACTTCTCTCTTTGGCGTTGGTGTTGAGTCTCCAGATACAAGTCCAATAGAAACTTTTTTGATCGCATCTTTTGCACCAGAACTAACAGGACCAAACAAATAAGTTTTAGCAGTAAATCTTAAAGTATAAATTAACGCTCTTCTTTGATCGAAATTTCCCTCATAATCATCACTCATTGTAATATTTTCCAATACTACGGGAATGTCTCTTTTTTCATTAATCGAATCAATTAAGTCAACAGTCATTGAATATGAAGGTTGAAAATATGGAAGAATTTGTTCGATAATTTGAAGCATATCTTCATTCAATTTTGTATAGATATTCAACTCAAATTGCATATTATATGGCACGGGCATATAAACTTTTTTAACTTCTGTTTTATTTGAACTTTCCCTAGTCAAAAAAGTTTGTGTAGTCGTTACTTTTCTTGTAGGATCATAAGTTAAAGAAACAAACTCAAAAGACATTCTTGGTAAACTAATTTGAGTTTTTTTGCTTAAATCTGGAGATTGTTCTAATCTAGCTAAAAACTTTTGTGTTGGACCATATGCTAAAGGAACTTTCAAAACACTTTCAACATTACCAGAACTATCAGTATGCTTGATAGTTATGTTGTTGAATAGAGTTCCAAAAGAAACAACAGTTTTTCTTAGTATTTCGTGATAAAAATATTCAAACATATTTAAAACGCTTGTTTACTATTTAACAATGTTTATACAGTTCCAAAAGGATTTACTTCAGAAAAATCTATTATTTGATCTGCTTCACTCTCAATTTGTTGATTCTGTGCATATTCATCATTTGGATTGTCAGTGTTTACTGTTCTTAGTTTATAAGAAGCTCCACTTGTAGCACCAGTAATAGTTTCTCCTTTTGCAAAAGTTCCATCAATATTAGATACTTCTAGAAGATTTGTTGTAGAGTTCCAAGATTTAACTCTTGCAGTTGTCCCACTGGATGATCCAGTTATTAACTCATTGAAGGAATAAGTTCCTATTCCAGTGGATCCAGACCCAGATATTGTAATCACTGGGGGTTGAGTATAACCAAGTCCTCCATTAGTCATTCTTATTGATGTTACGACTCCGGCATTATTGATGAATGCGACAGCAGACGCATTAATTCCACCTGCAGGCGCTGTGCTTATTGAGACTGTAGGTGCCGCGGCATATCCAGATCCACCAGAAGTTATTGTTACTAATCCAACAACACCATTACCAATCGTAGAGGTAGCTGCAACTCCAGATCCACCTCCACCAATAAACACAACTTTTGGTGCTACTGTATATCCATATCCCGGATTTGTAATTTGAATATCTTGAACTTTGGATAAAGATTTATCAACCTGGCACAAATCTGAAAGTCCAGACAACATAGAAGCAATACCGACCGCAGTCATACCACCCGATGGCGCTGATGAAAATGCTACTGTTATACTTGATGTGTAATTTTTTCCTCTGTTTGACATGGTAACAATTCTCACTGAACCATTGAAAACACTTGCAATTGCTGTGGCAGTAGATGGTGCTCCAACTAAAGTAAGTGTTTGTGTATATCCTCCATATGTTGCAACAGTTCCGTCGTCTGCAACTTCTGAAAGATTGTCAATTTCTTCAATACTTGTATTAATAAGTTCGTCTTCGTATCTAAAGAGTTCGCATTTTAATTGATATGTATATAATCCTTGTAATTGATAAAATGGTTTTTCGTGTTCTACATATTTGATTTCAAATAAACGATCACCTAAAGGAAAATAAATTAAATCACCCTCTTTTGGTCTGCTGTGTAATTTTATATTTGACTGATCTTTGATTAGAGGTGATATGTAACTTTTAAATCTTTCTCTTGAAATAATTAAAGAAAGTTCATTTAATGACTGAATTCCAAATTTTGATAATATGGTTGAATTATCTCCGTATCCTTCATATGTTTCTACATATGCTTCAATTGGATATGCGTTATCGAATTCTGATTCTATAACTTCTTTTATTATTGTTTTTTCGGTTATATATTTTCTTGGCAAATAATATACCTCAACACCATACATTCTCAACTGCTCGTTGATTAGATCTCGAATAAGTCCTTGCTCGGTTGCAGATCCTTGAAGAAAAAATGGATTGAGCATTTTAAATTATCCTATCATATCCAGAGGAGGAAGTTCGTAAGTGCTTGACATTTTTTCCATTAAAATATCTATTTCTCTTTGCGCGTCATCAAACATTTGTCTTCCATTCAATTCAACGCCACCTGGCAATTTAACCCCAGTAAATTTCATCATATTTTGACCCCATTGCCTCTTTACAAGAGAGGTCAAATAAGGTTTTAGAAAAGAATCATTCCATACTCTTGAATAATCATTAGGATCGAGAGTTGAATAACAATCAATTACAAAATACTGATCTTTTTTTACAGAAGACCAGTCAATATCCAAATATAACCTATCTTGTCTTTTGTTAAAACGAATTTGTTTGTGGGTATTTAATAGAAAATCTAAATCTTCCAAATATGTTTTAACCATCGCATAACTTAACAGTTCTGTGGTTCCCCAATAGTAAATATCATTTAAAAATAATTGATACTTTACGCTAAACATATTATGAGTTATAGTGTTTGAACCATCAAAAGTAAAAATTTTATTTACTCCAATAATATTAGGAGGAACTTGTAAATAATTACTGTTCTCATAATAGGTAAATGTTGTCGCTGTACCAACTATATTTGAAGTAGCTGATGTACTAGCAATACCAACAGTGCTAATAGCGTTACCTCCATAACCAGCTCTTCCCCGATTGATATCATTCTCGGTTACTTGATACTTATAAAAAGTTGGATATACCCCATCAAAATGTCTTTCTTGAAAAAATTGAATGGCATCATCCACTAAGTCTTCAATTTGTTCGTCAGCAACATTTATTTCTAAAACTGGAGCTCCTAGTTTTCTTTTACAATAATCAATTAATTCTTGTCTAGTGGATGGTTGTGCCATTAGATTTTAAAACTTGCAACTACTTCTTGTTGTTTAAAATATAATTTAACATAAGATTTTGTTAAATTTTTTAAAACTTCAATATCATCTATACTATCTATATCTCTAGAAAGTTTTTCATATTCAAACATTTTATTGATAGTTTCTAATGAAATTTTATCGTGGTTCATCTGACAATCCTCGTAATAAATTTTTTATTTCGGATAAATCATCCTTAATGTTGTTGAGATCATTTTCTATATTTTTTATTCTCTCAGACTCTTGCTGCTTTAACTTTTTTTGTTGAATGTAATTGTTATATTCATTCATATTCGTATTGATAATTGCTCCACTAAAACTGTCTCTACATAAATTTGTATTATCAGATATTTTTACGTATTTCATATTATGCTAATGCGATGACTCTCAGATCTTTAAGTCTTGGCGGATAAGTTTGGTTTGTTGAGGTTGCTATAATTTTGATGCTAAAATATCTAAATGAGGGTAATCCATTGATAGTAAATTCAACATCTTTGTATGGGAGAATATTCGAATCAAATCCAATGACATCTGTTTTAGACAAAAAACTGTCAGGTAAACCATTACTATTGGAAATATTAATAATTTTTTTGTTAGCATCTAAGTTTGAATATCCTGGGAATGGATAATAAATTAATTCTTCTTGTGGATTGTTTGTTATTGCATAAAATACTCTTATATCATTATAAATGTTAACATAACAAGTTAAAAATGCCTTTATTGAACTTGCAGGATTTTCCAAAGATATTGGATTCGTCGCATAAACAAACGCTGACGGATCATCAATTAAAGTAGAAACACGATCATCAGTCACATAGTCTTCGACCGGTTTGTTTACTCGGTTTGAAGTTAAAACTAAACCTAATCTATCAAGATCGACTACTGGAGAAATGTATGTATTTGTTGTAGAAAGATTTAAATTTAAAGTAAATGATTTATTTGAAGGTAAGGTTGTAAGTTTACTAGATTCATTAACTTTAGATGAAATGACTCTTGGTGAAGTTAAATAATTTGAAGAGTTTAAATCAATATCTTCAAATCCCTGGTTTACAAATGAAGCCTCTGATCCAGAAGCACTAGTTCCACTAACAGTTCTAATTGATGATTTGATATTAGTTCCGTTTAAGTTCATAGTTTGAACTATTGGACTTATGATATCATATTGAATATTTTGAGTTGCTTTTACTTGAATCCCACCGGTTGATTTTGATTGATTTGCAAATAATTTTGGATAATTTGATCCTAAAGTTCTATCTACTTGTCCCTGGGGTAATGCACTAATTTTTCCATCCGATGAAGTATCTATTTTGATGTAATAGTAGTCTAAATCTATTGGATTTGAAATTGTGACATCTGCAAAATCGTGAGTTTTATTAATTCTTCGAAGAGAAACACCACCTAATTCATATTTGTAGACAGGAGTTCCTGACACATAAGAAAATTGCGGTGTTTGGTCTATTGATCTTGTAATACTAGTTAGAGTATTTCCTGATACTCCTTCATATGCAATTATTTCGTTTCCTATTGCAATATATCCTGGATTTGTTGAACCGACACCTACATTTTCAAATGTAGAAAAATTAGTCGCGTCTTGTAAAGAAATATTTGAAGTAGATCCCTTATCGATTGCTGATGCTAATGTGGTTGGTCTTAAATCAGATAAAACATTTGAAATTGTAACTTGATTGGAAATAGAGTGCATTCCGTGATTTTTATGATTGACTTTTACGTGCAATCCATCACTAATAACTTCGGGAGAAGTTAATATTAATACATCTGCCCCCGTTCCGTTTAAATCTGTTCTAACTCCAGAATTGTTGATATACTGAACGGTTTTTCCAACTCCTGTTTGAAATTCACCTTGAACTTGATCTATAATTAATTCATTTACTCCGGAAATATTTCCTACAGATAAACGAAGATTTCTTCCCAAAGAAGTTGATCCTAATTGAGTTGCAGTCAAAACATCTCCAATTTGATATCCAGTTCCTCCCGATGTTATTGATGAACCTATAGAAACACCATTTTGAATGGTTATATTTGCAGTAGCATTTTTACCGTTACCCGTTACTGATTCTAATGAAACAGAAGTAAAGGTAAATATTCCCGAAGAGGGTGTATATCCAATGCCCGCATTAATTATGGATAGTGATCCAAATGCTGAACCAGCAGTCCCAACTAGATTTCCTGTGACATTTGATACCTGCTGAACTATTGTATTTCCAAACGTCGGTATTTCATCTGATGCTAAAGTTGTACCTAAACCGACTCTCACCTTTTTAGAGGATAATTCTAAAGGATTACTTACTAAGGAAGCTACTTGATTATTACCTAAACTTAAATCTGGATTATATAAATTAAAATTTCCATTGATAGAAAAACTTGCTCTATATAAAGTAAATTTTAAATCATCATAATCACTAGATGTCCATGTTAAACCATTTTGAGATTTAAATAAAGATCCTGACAATGGTTGTTTAGTTACAATTATTTGTCTTGATTCTGTGCTGTTTTGACTTGTAACATCTACTTCACCCAATCTAGAAAGCCATACGTTGTAGTCACTTGAATTTGAAACTAAAACTACAGCGTGAAATTCTTTTCCCTTTAAATATACTGGAGATTCAAAAGTGACTGTAGTTGAAACTGACCCATCTTCAGAAACTTTAATATTTGCAGGATTTATGACAACTTCACTAAATGGATAAACCTCATTTGAAGGAACTCCCAATTTCATAGGACGAAGTTGAACTGTTAATGGGAGTTCTGAGTCTTTACTTTGAAAATATAATTGAACTGAAGTCGCAAAAATACCAGACTCGGGTTCAACATAAAAAGATTGTGCTAAAGGATCTATTAATTTCATTTTTATCTTTTACGACTCTTGTGATTGTTGGTTATTTTGGACATGATATCTTATTTAGTTTTATTATTTTGGTGTTGGAGTTATAAGTAATCCTTTAGAACCGGTAACTTTTGCTGCTTCAGTTTCTTTGTCAATTCTAGTCTTCTCTGCTTTTGCTTCTTTAGCTACGGCAGTATTATAAGCCTTTGTTGACTTATCTAATGCTTTTTGAGCTGCTTTAACATTTTTCTGTTTCGCATTCTGCAAATTGGTTGCTGCTTTCTTTAGGTTTGCTTCTGCAGTAGAAAGTGCTTTTTCTGCTTTTTTCTCTGCGGTTACTGCAACATTTTTTGCTTTTATTAGAGCTTTACCTGCAGTGCTTTCAGCTATAATTACATTAGTATCAAATATCAATGTTGATCCGACTAGTCCTGTATTTCTCTTTCCAATAAATCCATCACTAGTTGATTTATTTGCTTTTGTAGTTAGGTTTTTATTAGCTAATAATTGATTTGAAACTTTTTGTGTTGACGATCCAAATTTAGCGGCTAATTCCTGTACTTGTTCTAAGGTTAATATCTGTTTGTCATAAGTACCCGCTCTAACAGTTTTTTCAACTGTAAATGTTTCTAGTCTTAGATCATTCTCAGTTAAAACTATTCCAGCAGACTTGAATATTCTAATTGCACCATTCCTATCGATTTTTGGCAATGCTTCCAATTCCGCAAAATTATAATACTTTCCTTCATAAAGAACAGTATTTAACTCTAACGCAGTTATTTGTCCTGTTGAATTATTAAATGTGACATAATATTCTTTTCCGGTTGGTGCTGGAGGACCTGGAGGTGGTGGTAGAGGTAACCCTGCAATAGCTGGTGCTGGTTCTGGTGGAGTTGGTGGAATTGGAGGTTCTGGTACAACAATTGTTGGTTGTATGGGCACCACAACTTCTTGTGCTACAGTTGGTGTTGGAGTAACAGGACTTGGTTCTGGTGGTACTACTACCACTGGAGTAGGTAGTGGTGGTGGTGGTGGTGGAAGTACAATATTATTGTTAATAACAGTTGAAGAAACAACAGTTGATGATTCAGAAACTGCTGCTTGAGACTCAATAATAATTTGTGTTTCTACTCTCTTATTGCGAACAGAAAGAACATTTTCTTGAAGGGTATTAATTTTTCCTTCAGAGAAGAACTTTTCTTCCGCGCTTGTAGTATTCAATCCACCGGTGGTAGCATTTATAGAATTACTAGACAATCTGAATAGTTTAGTACCGGCGGCAAAGGATGGATTGGTGTTTACGTTTGGATTAGGAACAAAGAAGGATCCTATTAAAGTTCCTATAGTATCTGTAAACAATCTAACTAATGTAACTGTAGCTTCTGCTCCACTTGTCTGCCCTCTCAGTTTCATTCCTGTTTGAATGAACCCATAATAATTTCCTTGAGATTGTGAAGACAAACTGAAAGTATCTACATTTAGAATGGTTGAAGTTGAAGAATAATTTGCTGGAACCTTTAAACTTCTTTCATATGGATTTACATCATATACGTCTGTTGGTTCATTGAATGGTCCATACTTATGGTTTTGTTTTGCTACTCTAAACCTAATAGAAGCTTCTGAATTTAGAGTTCGGGATGAATCGTTTATTTCTCCAATTACAGTTTCTCCAACTACGAAAGTTCCAGATGTCATTGAAATTTCAATTAATTTGGGGACGACAAATTTACTTACATCTTTACCATCAAAAAATGGATATACGCGAGTCATAGGTTTCAGTCTATTTGCTGTAAATTCAATATTTCTAGATCTCATAAATGGAACAACGTCAGTGGAAACTACTCTATCTCCTAAAGAAACCGTATCAAAAGCTTCTTTAGTTATTGCTCTAGTCCCTTGTCTTGTTGATGTTCCTGTTTTAGTTACAGTTTCAATAGTTTTGTTTGTTATTTCTTCAGAATTATTTTCACTCTGTGTGGTCGTAAGAGTCTCTTGTTTTTTGTTTTCTCCCGTCCACAGAGTTTCCCAAGATCCCCAAGTAACAGGTGAAAATCCAACTTGCTGGTCTAACTGTCCTATTTGAATTTGTTCGGAAGTTTCTGTATAGTTTCCTAAAACATCTACCTTATTCGCTGCAAGTTTTACCGTATCGACCCAAACATCAGATGATGGATTTAGTTTAATTGTTCCACCATAATAAGTAACTCTAAACGGAGTGACATTTTCAACTCTTGTTGCATATGGTTGTGTTATTTCCGGAACTTCATCATAGTTCAGTGTTATAACTTGACCCATTCTCTTAATACCATCACCAATCAGATCAGTGGCAAATGCTGGATCTTCTGTATTTGATGCGAGAAGATTATTGGATCCTAATAGTAAATCAATTGAAGTTGTATATGGAGTTGGTCTTAATTCTGAATTTTTTACATCTATGCTATTTTTTACAATAGTATCTTTTCTTTGGTATTTTGTGGTTGAGAAATCATCAACAAAAAATCCAGACTTAAACCTATCTAATCCATTTTCATCTTTAATAGAAAGATTTGAAGTATCTGATTCTAGTAGTGATAAACTAGTATACAATTCTAAATTTTTAATTCTATTCTCTAGTTTATTGATATCAGACATTTTATAATGTTTATATTCATTCAATATAATATTTGCTGAATCAATAGTATACATATAAGGTGGCAGATATGCCGTTCCAACTTCTATTGCATTATCGATAGATTGTGGTGGTTGTGGATTATCTGAGGGACTTCCAACGCTAAGTTGGAAAAATCCTTCTTTTGATAGGAAAATTTTATCAATTCTTGGTAGATAATATGAATAGGATAATAATATAGATTCATCAGACGCTAAAACATTTGCAGAAGAACTACCACTAGAAGTAAAATCTCTTCCCAAAAATTCAAAAGGAGAACGAACTGATTCTGCAACACTGAATGTCGCTACTCTAGGTCTGATATCTAAAATATCAGAATTTCTAGTTCCATTTATTGTGGGAATTTCTGCATAATCAAATTGATTATATGAACTTGCTGTTATTAAGTCGCCAGAATCTGCTGAAGAAAACTCTGCAGATTCGAACACAATTTTTAATTTATTAGTTGGTTCCTTAAAAGAAGATTTTCTTAAAATTTTACTATAATCATATATTACATTATTTTGACCGTTATCTAAAATATAATTTTTTGTAATATCTTTATCACCCTCATCAGATGCTGAAATTGCACCTGTTATGCCAGATTCCATAAATACGATATTTTCTCCAATTTGGAATCTATTATCATTTAAATATACAATGTTAATTTTATCATCGTTAACTTTTTCGATATATATTGCTACAGCATCACTAGAGGAACCAATAATTTCTTCACCAACAATTAAATCTCCAGTTTTATTCGTAGGTCCACTTAAACTAGTAAGAGTTAAATTTGGTAAATCTGGATTTGATGTATCATTTGATTCAAATATTCCATAAAGTTTTGTAACATCTGGAACTAATAGGCAAATTTGTTCGTCTTGAACACGAGGGGCATATGGATAATTTCCAAAAGTTAGTCCATCATTTAAAGTTGTTGCTCCAATACCTGATCCATCATACTTTGATTTATCTACAATAATAGTTTTTACTTTGTTTTTGTTTTTTACCTTTGCCTTTACGTTAATTTTTCTCAGAGTTGCTATTAGTTTAGCCGCACCAGATCCAGACAATCCTTCTATAGATAATTCTTTAGATCCTGCTGAAAAAGAGAACTTATCTGCACTTAATGGTTCTATAGTTCCATCAATTCTAATTAAAACATATCTTTCTTCATCATATGGTAAAAATGTTTCATTATCATTTCCCGATGAAATTGCACCAGTCGCTCCTAGAACAGAAATAGTTACGTCAAATTGTCTTCTAATTGTTAAATTAGATTCTGTGAGATCTACTGATGATATGTTCTTTTTGGGTAAAGCAGTGAATAAAGTATTATCTGTAGATGACTGTAAATTTGAAGTTAGGATTCTAAAATCACTTGGATTAATGATTGTCTGGGGTAATGCCCCATCACAAATTCCAGATACTGTTGTTACTCCAGAAATTGTAATATCATTTTGAGAAACTGACTGAATTTTTGCAAAAGTTGGTACGGTTAATCCTGGACTTGAAAACGCAACGATAGCGCCGGCAGTTACAATTCCAGCAAAAACAAAACTTGTTGATGATACTGTACTAACTCCGCTCTGGGCGGTTATATTTACTTGTCCTACCTGATATTGTATTGATTGTTTTACATCTCCACTGAACGTATGTGCAGTCCCTACGATTCCATACAAAGACTTTACGTCATTTGTTCCATATGCAGTGATTGCTGTAGAAACTCTGGTATTTTCTATTCCGTCGAAGATAAGTCTCTCTCCAACAATAAAACTACCTTTTGTGGAGTATGCCGTAATAATTCCACTATTGGAGGCATCATATCTTAAATATCCAACAGCTCCGCTTGACCTTCCCTTAATATAAGTCGGAACAGAAAGAGTAATCGGTTCATTTACTTTTATTTCAGTGTAGGTTTGGATATCATACAGTGTTATGTCCCACTCATTTAAAGATAAAGCACTAGAATTATATGACCCAGATTCTAGTGCAAAATCATAGACTCTTGACAATCCAATTTCTTTCCCAGGAGAAGTAATGCTACTGACACCAACTCTACTATCTCTTAAACTTACGGTATAATTTGTAGAAATTCCTAAAATTGGAGAACCGTGAACTCTATTCAAAGTGTATGTTGGACCTGTAAAATAATTAACACTTTGATCTTGTAATTCTTTAGTTGTTCTTGGTTTTATGAAATCCAAAAATATTGGAGTAATAGTTTCTACTTCATACCCTTTTACATATGCTTTCAGGGGAGATATTTGATATGATCCAAGATCTTTTGATGCAGATATCCCGTTATAAGTTACTTCACCTCGATTGAAAAGTCCGTTGTTTCCTTTTAAATCATTTAAAGTTTCTCTTACTGTAATACTTGGAGATTTTATATAATAATCTCCAGACTCTTCATATGTTCTTCTTGCAAATTCGTCCTCTATAAAATTATAATCTGTTTTTTGAGGTACTGTTTTAACAGACCCATTTTCTACTTCCATTAATGTGATAAAATTTTCAGCTTTAGTAGAACTCAGAGCAATTTTACTTGCAATTGCTCTTATGGAAAGTCTATCAGCACCGGGAGACGTGTAATTAGAAAATCCTTTTGAGTTATCTGTTAAACTTAAGTCATCGTCTGGAGTAATAATATCTTCGAAAATTTCAAACCCAACTCTGTAACTAGGAGTATTTGAATACTGATCTAATAATATTGTCTGCTCTTGAACTTTTACAAATCTACCTCTTAAATAGTAAACCCCTTCATATATGGTGATAGCAGATCCAATTGAATTCGGATTTGTAGAAATTGTAGTTGCAAATCCTTGACCTGCTTGAATTAAAACCCTTTGTTGACGATTTAAAGTACTATCTCTATTTAAATTTTCTTCTAATATTAATACTTCACCGGAAGCAAATCCCTGATAACTTCCCGTTTGATAATCTGAACTTAAAAAATTAACATATAAAGTATTATTTCCTCTTTCAGAATTGGTAAAATCTAAAGCTGCAACAACTTTTGCTCTTATGCCTGAGGATTGCCCCCTTATAGTCTTACCTAAAAGATATGGAAGATATGTTAAAACACTAATACCCAAATATTCTAATTGAATTTCTACCGCATTAAAATTTTCATTATAATTAACTCCACCTGGAATTACAACCGAACCTTCTTTAAAGAAATGATTTCCTAAAGATTCTATTTGATTTTGAAGAGTTGATTGTAAAGTTGTTAACTCTCTTGCTTGAAGAGGATATCCTGGTTTAAATAAAACCTGATAGTAATCGCTATTTTTGTCAAAATCATCAAAATAAGGGGAGACGTTGAGATTAGTTTCCTGTGGCATAATTCGTCAGAATTGCAAAATGACTTTGATATCTTCTTTTTGATTTTGAGACCTAGTTATTGAAGGTCTATTGTCAACATATAGTATGTTTCCAGAATATTTTTTTACTTCTGGATTAGAAATTCCTGAAGTGAATGATTGTCCTAGGTAATATGTTCTATTATTTATTTGAGTTGAAACACCACTAAAATTAGTATCAACATTCAGTGTCAAAGATCCACCAGTAATATTTAGAGATCCCCCTGTTCCAGGACTAGCACTAAATTGATTTAAATCGAATCCATATGTTGGCGAAGAGTTTTGAGTTCCATCAGTATTAAATCCGACTAAAGATCTATCTTGCCAATATTTTAAAACTCCAGTTGTTGAATCATATGAAACAACTCTACCTACAGTTGTAGACCCCGTGGAAACTGTTTGATAAATTTTCGAATCTCTTGTAAATGATGCAATTTTATAATCGTCTTCTGATCCTGGCAGTCCAATAAGTTTTAGAGCAGAAACTGCACTTACTTTACTTAAGTCTAAAATTGTGTTAGAATTATATACCTGTGGATTTTGAACGATACCAACTCTGGCTATTTGGTTTCCAATAACAAAGTCTGGATTTTGTGTATCATTTTCAATTCTAGAATAAATTAGAACATTATATGCTCCTAATTCTCTATAAACATCTGCTCCATGTCCACCTTTTGGTGGAATAATAACGTCAAAAGTTGGTGAAGTTGTACCAGTAGGTACGTTCCCACCAATTAAGTCAACAGAACCATAAGTATATCCAGATCCTCCATTTGATACAGAAATAGAACTTACTTTAGAATCACTCCCAACAACAATCGTTGCTTTAGCTCCGGTTCCGTCTCCTTTAATTGGAACCTCGCTATAAGTTCTATTAGCAGTTCCTAAACCAACACCTCTGTTTGTAACAGTAATTATTTTGAGTTGCTCTGATGTAGCAGCATTTTCTCTAACTGAAGCATTGTCCTCGTCAGTTTGCCAGTTTCTAGGAACAGGCATAAAATTGATGGAATCAAATTTTACAATTTCACTGGGTTTGATTGTGTAGAGATATTTCCAAATATAACCATCACCACTTATTCCAGCAGTTCTTGGTTCTAAATCTGTAAAAGTTGGTTCATCGAGTGAAGATTTTCCCTCAGGATTTTCTGGATCTATACCATTATATAAACAAATATAAACTTTATAATCACTATTTACAACATAAAAATTTGCAGAATATAAACTTGTAGCTCCTGATGGTTTAGATGTATTAGTTCTACTGATATCGTGTCTATACATATCATAAGTTGTTCCTGAGGTCCAGGTAATTTTTCTTATGACCTGTCTTACATCACTATCAGTTATTTTTTTGAGGGCAATCATAGTGTCCCAATAATCATTCTCCTGATCAAAATTATCTTTAGGAGCAGGAGGACTTACGTCCCAGTTAGAATCATAATCAGTTGCATTTGGTAAAGCAATAAAAGAATAAAAAGAATTATCTGTTGTAGTTGCAGCCGCAACAAAACTTTTAGCGTTTAAAATTCTTAACTGATCAGTTATAATTGCAGACATTTTACAGAGTTTTTTTATCTATTTATGAGTTATAACTAAAATACTTAAGAGGATTAATCCTTTCGACAGTTGGGGATGTAGATATTCCAGATATTCCGTTTTTATTGGAAATAAATTCTTTAGCGTCAATTCTAGTATTTAAATTAATTTTGCCCCAACTATATCTTCCATAGAAATTACTGTACCCAAGTCCGGTCAAATTATTATATGAAGTTAGGTTGACTGTTACTTTAGCAACTTGAGTTAATCCAATTCCTAATACACTTGTTGTTCCTATGGAAACAGAAGATGCATAGTAAATATTATCTAAGAACGAAGTTCCAACTCCAACAACAGAATTTGATGAGTTTAAGGAAGTGACACCATTTCCAACATTTGACTCTGATATTATAAAGTAAAATCCAGTTTGGATACCACTAATAGTAATTGCTGTTCCAACTATTGAAGAATCTCTTAGGAAAGAATCATTTGGTATATAAAAATCAAAAACGAGAGCTGTAGAAGCGATTCCGATTGAAGTTGTATTAATTCCCGAAATAATACCAAAATCACCACTAAATGAAGATGCAGTCACATTTTCTATATTTTTGGATGATGAGGGACTCTCAATCAATACAACAGGAGGAGTTGTTGAAGTATATCCAGTGCCTGGATTTGTGATAATAATTGAAGAAACTGTACCTCCCACAGAAATTGTTGAAGATGCTTCAGATCTTTGCGTTGTTCCCAAACCAACTGGATTTTCTATAGTTACTGTCGGTGAAGTTGTATATCCAACTCCTCCATCGGAAATAACAATAGAACTTATTGTTCCAAGTCCAGACACCACTGCCGTGGCCGAAGCTGAAACCAGTGTTTTTTGAGATACTATCTTAAGTTTTCCAATAAAGGAAGACGATGTATTTTCTTTTGAACTATCAAAGAAAGTCTTAACACTTTCGACAAAAAGTATATTTGTAGTTACGCCAACATCAGCAATTATATTTGTTGTGGGTTGAATCAATGGTTCATAAGAAGTTCTATCTTTTGTAACTGGTTTACCGTCAATAAATTTATCTTCGGTTTGTCTACACCAAGTTACAGATTTGACAAATGTCTCATCTGTATTAATTCCAACTCCACTATAAACATTAGTTTTGACTATGTTCGATGAATCAACTGAGTTTACAGTTCTTTCTTCTTCTCTATAAAGAATATTATCACTATAAAGAGTAATATCATCTCCTTTTTTAACAGTTTCTAAGATATCAACGTCTACAACGTCAACTCCTCCCGTTCCTTTATAGAATATAATCTTGCAAGTATCGCCTTCTTTAGGTGCTTCTACAAAATCAATTATGCTGCCACCATCAAAATTATACGCTACATTTGGAACTTGAAGTATATCATTATGGAATATCAACAAAGTAGATTCTATATCAATATCAGATCCTTTTTTAGATCTAATTGTTTTAAATTCTCCATTAAATTTTAATTGGAAAGACTTTCTAACACCATCAAATAAATCACTAATATCATCTAGAGATTCTAAATCACCAACACTCCAACCGACGAAAGAATCTTCATATGTTTTTTCTACTGTAATTTTAAACTCCTCAAAGGATAATCCTAGATTTGTTGGGATTCCCGTTATTCCGCCAAATGGAACTGTTAAAACTTGTCCTTGACCGTATCCATAACCATAATTTTTAATTTCAAAGTTTATAACGCTAGATCCTTGTCCGACAGTAATATCAATAGTTGCACCCGTTCCAATTCCACTTGAAGAGGAACTATAGACTAATGGAATATCTGAATATGACAGGGGATCATCAAAAACAACTATTGGCGGATTGGTTGAGGTATATCCACTACCTGGATTAGTAATTGTAATCGTTGATGATAATCTTCCTGCGTTTACAGTAGAATAACCAACGTTAATAATGGATGTGATTCCCACAGTGCTAGTGGCAATTCCCACATTAACAATACCAATACTTGGATTGGATATTTTAACTGTCGCTTGAGTTCCTGATGGTATAGTGTATGAGGTAGTTGCACTAGTTCCAACTGTAATAAAAGTTGAACCAACAGAAGTAATTACAGATCCAATTCCAATAAAAGTTCCAACTCCAATACTACAATTAGATCCAGTATTTAAAAGATTTAGGATACTGAAAATGCTATTAGAATTTTCCAAATAAATTATTGTAGATCCTACACTAATAGGAGAAGAAATATCAGCACTTATTTCATAAACACTAGATGCACGATATCCAGAACCAGCACTTCCAATACCAATTGATTGGATTGTTCCAGCAGTAGAAACTACAGCAGTTCCTCCAGCGGAAACAAGTGGTTGATAACCAAATCCTTGACTGGATCCAACAGAAACGATAAGACCACCAACTGGTACATTTGATGATTGAATATCATAAGAAGATACTGATGCTGGTGGTGTCGATCCAGTAAAGAAAATACTGGTTATACCTGCACTTTCATTTAAATAATAGTTTCCAGAAACAAAAACTGGAGATGTTGATCTTCTTGGTTGTTGAAAAATTTGATTAATCAGAACAATGGCATTGCTAGTTACAATTCCACTCACAGGACTTTCATTGCTTGACAATGTAAATGATGTAGTAACACCGGTAAAATTATTTGAAATATCATCAAAGATATAGTTTCTATCGTAGGTGCTATCTGTACTTCCAATTAATCCAGATCTTAAAAATATCCTACCATCAAAAGTTGAATGTGTAGATATTCCTTCAAAATCTCTTTCTGATGGTGGATTTGTTGTACTAGAAATCGGAGTCAATCCATATGGCGCTTCGGCAAAGTTAATTTGATTTCTTACAATATTGAAATTACCATTGACTTTAGTAACTTTGCTGTTTATTGAATGAAGCTCTAAATCAGTTCCTAACGAGGGTCTCCTTACTGCAAATACGTTTGTACTACCAAATCCAACTCGCGTAATTTGCATTATTTCTTGGTCAATTTTTATTAAATCTCCACCGAAGAAAGAGGTAATTCCGGCAACAGTTATTGAATCGTCCGTAGTTAAAACGGGAAAGATTATGTGAGTTGTAATTGCTGTAGAAACAACAGGAGATTGAATGACGTTATCTATAGAAATTAATACCCTTTGATTTTGACTAAATCCAACAAATGAATGAGACGTTCCAACTCCAACCGCAACAATATCAAATGTATCTGGAACTGTTAATAAAGCATTTTCAGCACTAGCGGTTAGTTTGATATTTGAGTTATCAATTTTTACAACATAAACATTAGATGGAAGAAGATCTGTGCTTCCAATACCAGGAACGGTGGTTGTTGCTATTCCGATGGGAGTTCCACTATTAGAATATGCTAATTTTTCTCCGGTAACAAAGAAGTGATTTGGTAGAGAAATTGTATTTTTGGTTGTGTTAACAACTGAAGTTAAATCTCCTCTAAAAGATCTTTCGAATATTGAATATCCACTATGAGTTAAATCAAATTGTTTCTTTAAATCTTTTGAGGTTCCAAAATAACGTCCAGAGACACCTTCAATACTGGATTGATTCATATCAATTGCTACTGATCCTAAAGTGGAATCTGTTGCAAGACCAATCGTAGACATAAATGTACGAACTTCAATTTGACTATTTGCTATTGGAGTAAATCCAATTTCAACAAATGATCCTGAAATATCAGCATCAAAAGACCCTAAAGAAGTATCACTCTCAACAACACCATATTCGACAATATTTGGAGTTGTATCATCATCGACAACAGTTATTTCAGAAACCTGATATCTATTATTTGTTAGATCTTCAACGGAAACAATCAAGTAAGCTCCATTGTATTTTTCTGTTGAATATGTAATGATTCCAACTTTTGTGGGGGATCCTGATGCTGCTATTGAGGTATATCCAGATTTAATTTCACTAGTATTGCAGACTGTAGATCCTGTTCCAACAAAAGAACTATTACCAATAGAGACTGCTAATGTATTTGAATAGAATGAAACACCCAGTCCAGCATTGGGGTAAAAATCAATATTTAAATTGGATCCTATTATTTCTGCACTATAGGTTCCCAATCCACTTGAAGATGGGACAAGATTATTATTCGTTTTTCCATATTCAAGTAGAAAAACATCGGAACCATTATGAATTGCTGTCAATTCATTTGTTTCATAATATGATCCATTGGTAGAAGCAATACTAACTAAGAACTTAGATGCCCTGTAAGAAGAAGAAATGCCAATTAAATTTGCAGATGTGCTTAATCCTACAGGAAGTTTTGCCGCAGATGTTTGTAACTGAACTACATTTCCTATAGATGTGGTTCCAATGCCACTATAAACTTCTTCCAAATTAAATGACAGTAAACTGATGTCATAATCATTAACTTCATAATATATGGGATAGAAAAGAATTCTACCTTCAGATCCTAGAATGTCAAAATCAAATGTCCCAAGATCTTCTACTGTATATACCTTTGCATATTCGTTAATAAATGCATTGGTCCCATCTTGTAGCAAAGTAAATAGTGAAACTTGTCTTTCGTGGGAGAATCTTTTATCTCTAACAAATGTTAAATATTTTAAGAATCTGGCAGAATTAATATTAAAGGAAGAAATCACACTAAAAACAGTGCTTCTTGGCGTGTTATTAAAACTGTCACTGAAATTATCGACTATCAAAACTCTGTTTCCTACAGATTCCACATAATCTTGTAATATTTTTGATTTAAAGAACACCTGATCGGAAATTAATTTTGTTCCTATTTCTAAACTATTTTCAGTAACTAAATCAAAATCATAATAGCAGTTTAAATCTACTGACTCGAAAATGTCACAAATTCCAGATACGTCCCCAAGATCTTGGTTTGTAGACATACCTGCCCCAACGCTTGGAGTTGACTCAATAACTAAATCACTAAACTTTTTGAATCCAAGAGTGTGATTTAATGTACTGACTGGTTCATTCCAAGTTTCAATTGGAACTCTTGATTTGATTGAATATGACATATTTTGATAATAGTCACTGTCTTTTTTTCTTTGAGATTCGTCATTTAAAAATCCAGAACTGTTTTTCCATCCATCTATTTTTTCAACTGAAGAACTCATTGAATAAACTATTCTCGTATCCTTAACATCTTCAATTTTTGCTCTTGATTTTGAGGTTCTTCCTTCAATAATCTGATCAATCTCAAAATTATTGAAAGATGATATCTTCATATAGTTGTTTTTGCCATCCGAAACTTCCACAACACCAGTTGCAGAATCTGTAAAGACAACTTCTCCGGGTCTAAAATTATTTTTCTTAAATGTTGGGGCAAATATTGGGAAATATTTTTCTGGAGTTATAATTCCAGCGGACAAATTAGTGTTGAATTTTCCAGGAACTTCATTTTCTCCCAAATATTCTGTTAGATTGTATTTTACGGATGCTCCCGAACCACCAAACTGCGGAGTAACTTGAGTTAGAGTAAAAAGGGAATATCCATAGTTTTCTGAATTGTATCCCTTTCCGGTTGAAAAAACTCCTACACTTGTATTTTCAATAATTACTTTATCACCAACTTGGAAAGGAAATACATTTCCAGTGCTATAAGTCGCTGCTAAACCAACGGTAACATCCTTAGTTGCTGGATCATATGTTATTGATTTTATACCAATACCGTTTGAATTATTAATAGGAATAAATTTTACATTATTTTCATATATGCCATAAGCGTTATTTCTTATCAAAACTTCTTGATTTTGTAATGAATATAAAAAATCAACCTCAGATAGTACTTGATTTGTTAGAGTATCAATTGTAACTAAGTTTGGTGCTTTTGTATAATATTTCCCAACTGATGAAATTCCAATCTTTTCGAAAGAAGAGAAGGCAGTTAATTTTACAATAATTGGTAATCTTCCGGTCAATGCTAAAGTGGGATCTGAAGGATAATCAAATCCAAAGTTTTCAATCTCTACCTTTTTAACTTTGCCAATAGAATCGTCAAAAATGTTCACTACACATCCTGTTCCAGTTTCGCTGAAAATTGATGAAATTCCGGGAAGTGATTTATAACCTCTACCATTAGAAATTACATTAATTTCTGACACTTCGCCTAAAGCTGATTTTGAATTTGTTTTATATTCAAATAATCCTTGATTTATAGTATAGAGACTTTGCTCTGGTCTTCTAGATATATTAAACTTAAATGTAGTAGATCCAATACCAGTTACATTGAATACTCCAAAGTAATCACTTGGTTGTACTGATAATAAATTACTATTTTGGTTATACTCCGAATCATTTATTATTTCTTTTTTAATATTTAAATTTGTAGTAGAAGGAATCGGATCTAGTGAATAATATAATTTAGTTGGAGTAAGATCTGAAACAAATAGAGTTAATTTTGCATCAGCATCTATTCCAATCCTTCCTACTTTTACTACATCAAAGTTTTTAGATGAAATAGATTCAAATTTGTTTTTAAACTTAAAATCCGTATACAGATTAAAATCAAATGCAGAGTATGTTGTTAATTGGCTTTGGTACGATAAAGAAGAATCTGACAAGTCAAAAATTACAGTTTGATTTTCCGTAATTTTAATTTCTGGATTGACTTCAGATAAAGTTCCACTGGATGTTGATGTAATATCAACTACATTAGGACTTAATAAAGATGTTTGATAATGATTATCAGTTAATCTAAAGATATTTTCGTCATCAACTATTGCATAGTAAATTGTATTATTAACCAATCCACCAGCTGGAGATGTTGAAGTATGAATTAATTTTTTACCAGTATAATAGTTGTGGTTATTGATTGTTATTTGATTTTTACTTGTGTTTATTCCAGATGAGGAAAAATCTCTTGGATTTACTACTAATCTTCTATGATAATCATTGTACTTAACTACAACAGTAGTTGTGATTCCAGATTTAACATTTATTAAAACCCTATCGTTATCCTCTAATCCGTGAGTAGATGCTGTTGATACAGTTACGATATTACTGTTTACTTTTCCACTTAAAACTTTATCATAATCTGTTTTAAAACTATGAATAGCACCTGTCCCTAAACCAGTAATATAAACAGTTGAAACGTTCGTAGTAGAATTAATTCCGACAAAAAATCCAGTGGATCCTAATCCAACTCTCTCAGTTGCAATTCCGATGAGATCCGATGATAATTTTGCTGCATATAAAAGTTGGTTTTCGCTTAGTTGATAACTTGATATTCCATCAGTAGATATTGATAGTCTAGTTCCACCGTTAGAGTTGTAAATTAACTTGTCACCGGTGTTAAGTTTGTGATTTGGTAAATAAATCGATTTTGTTGGAACAAAAATTTGAGTGATTCCAACTCCAGGATTGGAGAAAGTAAGTGTAGTTCCAATTCCAACTCCAGATATTGTACCGACCCCAATAGATTCGCTTGGATCAAAATAGATTTGCTTGTTTACGTTAAACGCGCCAGATGTTGAGAATCCAACATTAATATTGAATTTTCTTGGATTTTCTATTATAACGCTTGAAAATGTATGCGAAGAACCAACGGTTCCATCATATCCTCTAATTATCCTTATTCTTGAAGAAGTTTTGTCTACAGATAAAACTTTTATTTTTTCTGTTCCAATACCTAAAATATCATTTTCTCTTATGTTGGGGAAACTTAAATTTCCATTGATTGAAAAATATGTTACTATTCCGGTAGAAGATATATCTCCAACTGCATTAGTAAGAACAAAAACATCAGTTTTAACGCCTATGGAGTAATTATCTTGTAAATAAAATCCATTGGTGGATATTCCACTAATGTTAATAACAGTATTATTAGTTAAATTGTGTGGAGTCGTCGAAAATCCTATAAGAGATTTAAGACCATTTGAATAGAATTCAACATTATCAATTGATCTACTTTCAGTTTGAATTGTATTGATTGGTTTTCCTTTTAAAATAGAAACATATGCAAATGCATTTGATCCTCCAGAATTTCTATCATCAAATACTAGTGGATCCCCAACAGAATAATTTGATCCTCCAGTAACTATACCAATCGAATTTATGGATCCAGTTGAAGTATGAGATACTTTTAAGTTACTATTACTTAAATATTTTTTGTCTAACAAAAAGTCATAAGAAGTATTTTCTTCCGTTAATCCATATGGTGTTGTGTTTCTGAGTAAAGGAGAAGTTTCAAAATCAAAATCATTTTGAGTTGAATTTGTTTCAAAATTAAAATTGATTGGAATTGAGTTGTACTTATTACCAATAAAGTAGGGAAAAATTGGTTTTTTGAAATTTTTAAATGGTCCTTCAGATTCTATTGAATTATTGATAGTTGAAAAATAAGCATATACACCTTTTGGATAATCTGGAGTTACGCAAAATCTTCCATTATATTCATCTAAATCACTATTTCCCCTATAGACATAATCTTCAATAAAAAAACCTAGAGGGAAAATAGTTTGGCTTGGTCTATTTGATGAAATTTCTTGTTCTTTAATTAGTTCATATCCAGAACTCATTTGCTTAATAAAACCCCTACCTTCAGGATTTGAATAAGCATAAGGTCCGTAAATTGGGTTACCATCATACGCCCATCCAATTATTGGTGAATGAGCATCGGAGTTTAATTCTTGATTATTTTGGATTCTTAAATCGGGTACATAATTTAATTCACCATTTATATATTTTGACGCTAAAATTTTCTCTCTTAATAATCTAGGACTGTATAAATGGGTATACTGAAGTTCATTCTCATCGTTGATGGAATTGGTAATGACTCCATCGTCAGAATATATTTGATTAGATAATAAAAGTTTTTCAAATAAATTTATTTGCCAGGATTTAATTTTAGATATCAAAGAACATCCGTACTCTACGGGCACTACTAGAATTTCAGTGCTTTCACTCTCATAACCTACACCACCATTAATAACTTTAACCTCAGTTAAAACACCATTTTCTATAATTGGAGTAAGAGAAGACCCTTCACCTGTACCTAAAATGGGGAAGTCCGGTATTTGAGTATATCCACTACCAGAATTTTTTACAATAACTTGTGTTATTTTTCCATTATTTACTACTGGTTCTAATTGAGCTTTTGTTCCTGATGAGATGGTTATATTTGGTTGTCTATTGTAATTTATAATTTCCGAAGATCCATAATTTGATCCTCCATTAGAGACATATATTGATTTTATTGATCCTCTGAAAATTGGTTGTAAAACAGCACTAGTACTGAAGTTTGCTGTTGTTATTCCAGTATATCCTGATATTGATACTGAAATCGGTTCGTGATTAAAGATATGTTCTCCAGAACCTTGGGATGTAAAATCAACAAATTGTCTGGATTGATAATAAAAATCTTTATTAGTATTTCCAACACCAATTTGTGATAATTTAAATTCATCTGAACTTATTTTTGTAACATAATATGATGTTGTTGACAATCCCCCTACATTTGTCCCATTATATGAATATGAAATAATATCACCACTAAGATACCTATGATTTTTTGCAAATACTATATCTGATGCTGTGTTTATTCCTACTGGTTCAACAATAATCTTTCTGTTTCTATAAAGTGATCCTTTATTTTCAATTGAAATTGATCCAACTTTCTTTTTTAGGACAGATGAAATAAATCTATGATTGCCCTTTCCATATTGGGTTAGATTTATCGTATTAATTCCAATAGCTGCTTCATTTGAAGAATTATGTATGGTTACAGTATAATCATTTTTTACGCAAACATAATACACAGATCCTGTTGAAAGACCGGAAATTGCATCTTGATCGTCTGTTTCGTAAATAACAGATTCTGCATTTCTAAATTTATGATATGTTGAAAATGCTACCGTATTATTTGATAAATCAACTAAATTTGCATTTGAAGTTGAATTAAATACTGCAGCATGTTGGAAAGTAATTAAATTTGCTTTTGCTAAAGCACCATATCCATTTCCCCCTATTATTGTTATAACAGGAGTATCCAAATAATCAAATCCACTGTCAATTACATCAATTCTATCTAAGTGTCCCTCCACCTCACAAAAAGATGTTGCCCCAATACCAACTAAATCAGTTATCGTTATATTGGGTGGATTAATTACATCATATCCACTACCAGGAGACAAAACATTTATTTCTTCGATTCCACCATGATAAACAAAATTATTTGATTTATAATTTGAAATTTCAACACCATTCACCAAAATTCCGATTGGTTTATTTGAAGTTTCATACTTGTTTGAAGTTTTTGTTACTTCAGATATTTTTCTAATAATTTTTTGTGGTTTCAGAGTTTTATTATAATGTTCTAACGGATAAATGGGATTATTCGTCGCGGCACCAGAAAAACTTACATATTTTGAATCAAATAAATTTGATCTAGACTTTGAAAGTTTAATCGTAGTATCATCTATTTTTTTAATGAAATAAATTCCAGAAGAAATACCTACATCAGATTGATTATCATAATATATGGCATCTCCAGTTTTGAATCCATGAGAAATAATTGATCCGTTATCATTAAAAGTTTCAACACTTTCTCCAGAAAGTGTTCCACTCAAATAAATTGTATTTACTCTAACTGGAGATGAACTATAATCGGGTAATGAATTAGATGTTATATAAGTTGAAACGTAGTCACTATAAACATTTTGAATATTTGATGTGTAATTGTTTAATTTTGAATAATAGAAAAAGTTTGGTTTGGAAATATTTCTTCGGACTTTAATGATTCGAGAAATATCAATGTTTCCAATATCTTTAATTTGAAATACGTTTTTGTTTAAAATTGAAAAAACAGTTCCTATAATCTCGGTTCCGTCTGATAAAAATAATGTTATCGAATCATTAGGGAGAAAAATATTTTTATCGTAAGTTGTAATATTACATGTAAAATTTACATTATTAACTTTTTCTATTTTTTTTACTTCATAAGAAACCGAAATATTAAACAACCAGTTATTATCTCTTAGATTCTCTGAAGATACCCCAAAAGATTGAATTTTTCCAGTGTCTCCTACTTTAAAAAGAGAAGTCCCATCAATAATATTTGCCCCAGAGATAATCGAACAAATTCTAAATGTAATTTTTTTATCAGGGTCTCCCC